TTCTCCTAGAGATTTTTAGGTACACATCTTTTTTTAGCATTTTTCTGTGGAAATTTGAAATTTCTTTGCAAAAATCAATCTCAAATTGCATTAGTACGCAACTTTGCCAGCAAATCATCTAACAGATATATTATCTCTTTCCCATAATCAGCCATGAAATTGCACAACCGTTCTTCCAAATCTATAGGTATAGACACATCATGCGAAAAGCACATGACATGAGTTAGTTCATGGCAGATTACACGTTCTGTCATGTATGCAGACATACCACTTGCGATTGATACTGTCTTAGTGTTGTTGTCTGTAACACCAAATGTGTACGTTCCGTCACTGCGCTGTAAGTCTTGGCTATTGGCAGGAACAAAAGCTAATTTCCATGTTTGACCGTTTACCGTAAAATACATAGCATACTCCTAACTAAAAAGGCTAGAGTTATTAGCCCTAGCCTATTTTCTTACATCTTAGCCGCGAGTGTGGTAATCCTTGTCTTTGCCATTTGCCGCTCTTCTGGTATCATATACGGCAGCAACTCTGTCAAATCCTCGGATAATTCTTTCAGATAGCTTTCCAAGCTGTGCATATTGGCTTCTTTGTCCTGTGGGGTAGTTCCTTTGTGCATTTCCTTTGTCTCCATGTAGCCTTTACGCATCATGCCAGCTTTGCCCTCTCTGCTGTCTCTCATACCGCCGTCTTTGTGCATGGGTTCTGTCTCGGTATAGTACATACGTCCTCTTGATGCCCTGTCAAGGTCACGCATACGCTCACGTTCAGACATGGAATCCCAGTCCTGCAAATCTTCCATGTTCATCATGTGCATATATGGCGGTTCTTCATAGCCACGTCTGCCAACGTAACTACCTTTGCCTTTAGGCGCATATCTGCCAGTAGTCTTATAACGGTAATCGTCATAAAATCTGCGGTCAAGAATTCCCAGCGCATCTTCAACGCCAGATTCTTCCATGATGTTTGTCAATGTACGGTAATACATGGCTTCCGCAAGGTCTTTAAGCATATCCGTTACTTTTCCCATCTCATCCGTATTCACGTTCTCAATGCCTTTTTCAAATTCGGACTTTGCACATTCAGACAGTTTTTCAATCATATCATGCATTCTCTTGATATCCATAATATACGCCCCCTTATTATGCTTCCCTTGTTGCGATTAAGTTACTGTTCTGCACCTGTATTGTCTGTGCAGACGTATTTTCAACAGATACTGTGCTACAGCATCCCTTTGGAACATCAATGTATGCCTGTGCGCTGACGTTAAAAAGATTCTCGACAGCCGCAGGGCTAACTATCATTCTTGTTGACTGCAATGGTTCTCCGTCTACAGAAATAGCAAGTGATATGGCATCCACTGTACCGCCTGTAGGTATCTGTATATTCCCCGAATATCCCACAAGATATCTTGCCCTGCACTGGTTTGTGATTCCCCTTAATTTAATGATTCCACTGCCCTGTCTATGAACAATGCAATTTGTACCGTTTACTGCTGTTTCTGTGAAAGCTACATCCTGTCCAGCTTCTACCGTCTGTAATGCAATTGCTGTAATTTCCATAAATTTACCTCCATAAAATTGAAAAGGGCAGACTATACTGCCTGCCCTTTAGTTTCCTGTAACACTGCTATACGCAGACATAATCTTTGATTAAGTTACCGATATTCTGTTGTTAGCATCCACAGCCTGTATTGCATCCACATCCGTTGTATGCGTAACCGTAGAGGTTAGATGCAGGGAATGCCGGTACAGGTGTCGGTCTTACAGCGTCAATAATCTGGTTTGTCTGTGCGCTCATCGCTGAAGTCAGAAGTGCATTCTGTCTATCCTGTGAAGCAGCTCTTCTCAAATCGTTATTCTCTGCCTGTAAGGTTGCGATCTTGTCATTTGTCAGGAAGTCAAGAATTGCTCTTGTTCCTGCCTGCTGGCTGTCGATAATGTCTCTTGTATTACTGTTCATGGTGTTCTGCAAAGCACAGGTGTTAGTTGCTAAATTATAATTAATTCCCTGAATAGCTTCACGGGTTTCACAGCAACAGTTAGCAAGCTGTGTCTGCAAAGCATTTGTATTCTGCATATTAGCAACCGTATCAGCGTTGATCGCCTGCTGGATGCCGTAGCCGGTCTGTAAAATGTTTGTGTTGATGCCATTCATGCCGTTTTGTACTGCATAGAATCCGTCACAAAGTCCGTTTGTAATGCCATCAAGTTTTGACACAACCGCCTGATTATCAAATCCTCTCTGTAAGTCAGCCTGTGTAACTGCACTTGTTGAGTATGGTGTCGCTCCACCATTATTGCCATTTCCCCAGCCACCGAAGCCACCGCCCCAGCCACCGAAAATTGCAAAAATTACAACTATAAACCAAAGCCATCCACCGTCAGCCCAGTTACCGTTGCCATTTCCGTTTCCGTCAATATTCGCTACTAATGGAACGGATGCACAATTGTTTGAAAACATACTTTTTACCTCCATTAAATTTATTTCTAATCTTGCAAGAATTAGCTTTTATAAATTAAACTGTTTTTTAATTTGGTTCATTGCTTCATCGGGATTCAATCCCTTTTCTTTGCACAAATTCCTAGCCATCTGCTCAATGCCCTTAGTGTCTCCGTTCTGTGCCATCTGCATAGCATTCTTGGCTATTGGATTCTGCATTAACTGGCTGTTCCCCATAAGCTGTTGTACCATCTGCTGTTGGTTTCCACTTTTCATCATTTGCATTAACTGCATAGGATTAAACATACTTAATCATCCTTTCTCTGTGACTGTGAAGTTTTTCTTTGAGATTGCAAAGATTTTTCTAATTGACCTAGCCTGTCAGATATTTCCTCGAATTTATCCATAATTCCCTGTGTTGCTTCATCTGATAGATCGCATTTCAATTTTTCTGTATCGGTCGGTACATTCTTAGGATCGTTATCCAAAACAGGCTTATAAGTAACTGTGCGGATTGTACCGTCTGCATTCCAGCTCTTGGCATATACTTCTGACAAGTCCTGCTTTGGAAAAAACGCAACACTACCGTCCATAGGTACATCATTTGCTGTTATCTGACTCATCTCCGAAATTATTTTCCCGTTAATTCCCTGTACAATCTGGTTTTGTTGGTAATTGTTTGGTATATTCTGCTGATAATCTATTGCTCTGTTTTGCACTTGTGACAGTGGGTTATAATACTGCGGATAGCCTTGCTGGTTCTGCTGTAGGTAATATGGATTCACATACGGTTGCATATTGGTTCTCCTTTTTCAACTTTTCAGTCTCATATAATATGTTCGTATCATCATAAGATAGGTATTTAGTAATCTGTTCCTGCTGATTGCATATTCTCATTAACATCTTTTAATACTTCCTGTATCGCATGGGTCATGGCTACTTGGTAGATTGTCGGTATCGCCTGTACATCTTCCCTAGCACATAACTTTTCTATGATTTCGTCCGTTTCAATATTCATGGGTTATTCCTCCCTTTGTAATTATCATAAAACAAAAAGAGCCATTAATAGCGACTAATAATTGCCACTATAATGACTCAAAAGTGTAGTAAATATGCGCATTAGCACTAACCCAATACCATAGGTATGGTACTATTTTACTGCTAAATCAATATACCTATATTAGCAGTAAATATATACCATAGAATAGCATTATTGTAGTGCTAAAAATCTTTCAATTTTATCTCAATATTTCCATTGCTAATTACTATTTTTTCAATTATACTCTTTAGTAAGGTGTTTTTCTGCTTCTTGTCGATATCTTCCCAAATGTCGGCAAGATTTTTTATGTTCTTAAATACATTTTGTCTAGTTTTATTTGTTTCTATTGCGGATTCTTCTTTAATCTGCTTACGGATATCTTCTATTGCTTTCTCAATTTCTTTAATCATGCTGATAACATCATCATTGCCCTCTGCATACAGGTTATATAACCTTTTACGCTTAGTCTGCTCTTTTTCTAATTGCCCTTGCAATATTTCCAACTTGGACTCTTTCACTCTTGGCTTATAATCTGATATATTAGCAGATATTAAAAGTATTTCGTCCTCTACAGCTTTTTCAATATCCGAAGCCCATTCCAAGGTGTTATTACAGTTTGGATTGTGGTTAGGCAAATAATGCAAGTCCTTATTCCTGGAACAACAGTAAATCTTATGCTTTCCATGCGTCCATTTCTGATATCTCATAGCGCATCCACAGATTCCACAATAGCATAAACCTGTCAATAAGTTAGTTTGAATGTTGTGGCAACTTGCCCTTTTGTTTTTCCTTATTGCTCTGAATTGTTGTGCTTTTTCAAACACTTCCTTATTAAATATAGGTTCATGCAATCCCTGATAGATATTCCCCTTATACGGTATCATTCCAATGTTTACAT